TTCTTCGTTTTGGTAAATATACCGATAAATCCCGCTACGATAAACAGTATGCCTGCATCTCGAACATGGAACGCTTCTTCTTACCGATCCGCGTTATCCGATCACCTGGAGTAAGGAGATACTCACCGAGTTGAATAATGGATTGCTCGAGCTGATCTCCGTCTTCCAGGAGCGCATACATGGATCCCCACTTCATTTGAGTTTCCATCACCGCACAGCCTTTATCTTATGCTGCACTCGTTGATGCTTTCGCTTAGATTTCTTACGACGTAGCAATTCTTCTGCTGCTTCCCTTCGATCACTGGCAAGCGCCATTTCTTCATCATCCGAATAGGCAATTAAATAGAGTTGATTGAGCTTCGCTTCACGCCAGCTGAAATTCATACCTTCACCTCTTCTGTCCCCATTATTCCGCTCGATACTCCTGCGGGTTAATCCCTTCTGGAACTCTCCATCCGTTCGCCGCGATTCTATCGATCAGACTTTTAGCTTTATCAAAGGACCACGTACCCACATGATCAAACCCTCGTTGCTCCAGAAACCGAATCTGCTTAGGTGTGGTTAATCCTTCTTCTCTTCGCTTGTCCAGTCTCTCTAATAGCTTAGATGCCTTACCGGCATTGTCGATCGCTTCAGGAAGGATACCGAGCTTCTCGAGCGTTTTCACCTGCGCATCACTTGGTGGACCCATTTCCCAACCGAATGACGGTACATAGCTTGATAGATCCTCAGCCTGAATACTCATTTCAAATTGCAATGGATCTACTAGCTTTCGTTTCCGACTCTTCATCTCTTGTAGCAACTTGGCTAAGGCTTCCTCGCGTTGCGACACGACATCTTCAGTAGCTTGTTTCTCCACTACTTCTAAATCGAGTGGTATGCCAGCTTCTTCAATTTGTTTGGTCATGGCCTGAGCTACTTCTTCATTTTCTGCGATGAGATGTGCAGGATGGCATAATTCATGACGCTCCGTATGCCATAGGAAATCTAGTAATAGCAATTCACTTTTACCTGGAAACAGTCGGGTACCTCGCCCCACCATTTGGCTATATAGAGAACGTACCTTTGTTGGTCTTAAGACAACGACACAATCAACACTCGGACAATCCCAACCCTCAGTAAGTAACATTGAATTACATAGTACGTTGTATTTACCACTATCAAAGTCCGCTAATATTTCTGCACGGTCTTTGGATTCCCCGTTGACTTCTACCGCTTTGAAGCCTGCCTGATTTAATAATTCGGTGAATTTCTGACTCGTTTTGACGAGGGGAAGAAAAACGACTATCTTTCGATCTTTGGCTACCTTCTCCATTTCGGCGGCTATGGATGCTAGATAAGGATCCAACGCTGTACCGAGATCGCTTGTCTTATAATCTCCTGCTTGTTGACCAACCGTTGATAAATTGATCTGCAGCGGAATGGTCATTGCCTTGATCGGGCTGAGATAGCCCTCCTTGATGGCTTTTGGTAGCGAATACTCATACGCTAGGCTTTCAAAGTAAGCACCAAGGTTTCGCATATCGCCACGATCTGGTGTAGCGGTTACGCCTAATACATTGGCATCAAAGTAATTCAATACACGTTGATAGCTATCCGAGATACAGTGGTGAGCCTCGTCAATAATGATTGTGTCGAAAAAGTCATTATCAAATTGATCAAGGCGCTTTTCTCTCATCATGGTTTGGACACTTCCGACAACGACGCGATACCAGCTGCCAATCGAGGTTTGTTCTGCTTTTTCAGTCGCACATTTCAAACCTGTGCTTTGTTCCAATTTATCTGCAGCTTGGTCTAGTAATTCACCCCGATGGGCAAGGACGAGAACACGCTCGCCCTTTTTTACCCGATCTTCGATAACCTTTGAAAATACGATCGTCTTACCGGTGCCAGTGGGAAGGACAAGTAATGTTTTCTTGATTCCCTTTGCCCACTCATTCTGTATAGATTCTCGCGCTGCCTGTTGATAATCTCTAAGTTGCATACAGATGACCCCCTAAAATTGCCCTGGTGTGAATCCACCTTGCTGCGGAGTATTTTCCTCATAGGGATAGAATGATTTAATTTGGTTATTGGTACGTTCTGCGCCATCTTTACCAGTAAACTTATTGATTTCTAGCTTCAAACGTCCTTTTGCGCCAGTTACTGCATTCCAGTTCATTTTCAACTTTTCGCCTTTCTTCTTCTGGCCAATGCCAGCGAAAAAGTTAGACAGTAACCCTTCAGTCTTTGTATGAAGAAGTAGATTGTTAAAAACAACCACGTCCCCATGTTCGGGAGAATGTACAGCAATTTCTAATTTAGCTTGATTGCAAGCTGGCATTTTATCGCTACCAGTAAAACGGCCACGTTCGAACTTCATAACCGTGAAGTTATAGTCACCAGAGGGGAGGACGATAAAGTCCCCACCGTCCTTTTCAATCTCATCGTCCCAACCTAATTCTCTCTCTTGATTCATGTGTAGTTCCTCCCAATGATGTATTGTTAAAACGGTAATGTCTTTCTGAAATCGGTAATCATGCCGTACACTTGTTGCCACGCTGCCACCAATACGCCGTTGATAAACGTAGGATCATAGTTCGTGATCGGTGTATCCTCCGGGTAGTAGCCTTTCTTGCTAACCACGATCTGAATTTCTTGTTCGGTCACCTTGTGCTGCGTCATTAAATCCTTTAATGACTGAGGGATATTCGGATCTATTGATTGTGTTTCTGTTGTAACCGTTGGTGTTGGTGCTTGTGTTGGTTCCGGCTGCTGAGTAATTACAGGTATTACAGTTTCAACGATTGGAGCAGTTGTCTGTGTAACTGGCAAGTCAGTTTTGAAGAGATGCGCAATGCGGGAGTATTCCATCGGGAATTCATCTGGCAAGCCATGACGGTTCTTCGCATCCCATGCCGGATGGTGTGTCGCATAGATCGTGCGAACGCCACCTTGTGCCTTATGCTTTGTCCCCTTAGAATCCGTGGCTACGCTGAACGTTTTGTAATTCATGAAAAGAACACAATCTGCCCATTCTTTTGTTAACGCCGCTGTTTTAGCTGTGGTTTTGTTGCCTAACTTCAATTCCCAACGGTCGTAAGCTCCCATCTCATCCGGTTGCTCAAACTTTATTATTTTTGCATGCGCAGTCAAAACAACATTTATTCCAACTTCGATCAAATCAGATAACTTATTTAAAAATTTACCAAACGTTTCTTCGAGCTGAATAAAACCTTCTCCATACCCGAAGCTTGTAATGCTTTCTTTATTGGCTCTGCTTGTTACAAATTCAATTGCTAAACGTTCAGCCCAATCAACGCTGTCAATGACTAATGTTTTGCAAGATCTATTCTGTTTCACATAATCAATTTGTTGCAGTAACATTGTCCAACTCGTAGGTTTATCCAAACGAGCAACATCAATATGGCTGGTACTCCCTTCGGTGTCTATAAATAATGGTTCTGGGAATTGAGAAGCGAAAGAAGTTTTACCTACGCCTTCTGGACCGTAAATTACACATTTTTGAGATTTGTCCACTTTTCCTTTTGTTATGTTCATATGTGCGCCACCTTTCTACGTCTTGGTCTTCGATTTAACGCTTGTACCTTCATTCCAGTCCATCTGCAATTTCCCGGAAAGTAGTTACCGTTTACCTCAATTCGGTCAATTGTGCACGTTCCAAACGGTGCTGTAGAGTCGTAGCCACTACCTTTTGCCCACTCATAAAAATTTTCGAAATCATTCCATTCGGCGCATATTCGAATTCCTCGACCACCATAATCTTCGTAATCTTGGTTATTTGGATTATTGCATCTATCTCGCATTCCCTTCCAAACGTTATATAGTCGCGTTCCGGCTTTACCGTGTTTTGTCATTTGCCTTCCACGTACCATTCCTGCTACGTGGCTTTGTAATGCTGCCTTTTCTTTTCTCAAACATCCGCAAGATTGGGTTTTACCGCCTCTTAGATCACTAGTGATTACCCTTGTCTTGTTGCCGCATTCACAGATACAAAGCCACAACGGATGACTGCATTTTGTGCCATCTCGCATTACAACGGTTAGGCGCCCGAATATCTGACCAGTCAAATCGATAACCGAGCCCAATTAAAACTCTCCCACTTTCCATGTTGGTCCAGGATCGATTTCACCCGGTGGCTGTTGCAATACAATATCTTCTTGACCAACCACATAACCGTCTTGAATCAGAATGCTACATTCTGCCCCGGTGCTTACCCTTGTAGCAATGGCTTGTAAACCTTCTTGCTCTAACCATTGACCGAACTCTTGCAATGATTCGAGATCCATTTGCTCGAGCTTGTCCAGGAGGATGAATCCACAATTAGGCTTTAACTTTCGAACAATGGCAGTCGATACTTTAAGCTGATCGGATCCACTCATGTTGTCCCACTTCTGGCTGTTGTAGATTAACTCGCCATCTTCAACGGATAGGCCATCAAGTGGAAGCTCTGCATTCGTTAAGAGATCAGTCTTCTGATTTCGAACCTCATTAATGGAGGTCGTCAGTGCGTCATACTGTGTGCGGTAGTCGCTCGCATCTATTTCAGCTTTATCCTTATCCAGATTCGTTCTGACCTTTCGATTGATTTCGTCGATCTGTTGGATATTGCGTTCTAGTTCCTCGGTCGATTCATCGTGCAGATCGACCGCTGACTTTTGTGCTGTTTCTAAATCAATTCCAGTTTGCGAATGCTTAAGCTTTGCTTCATTTAGCTGAGTTGTCAGACGCTCGATCTCTTGCCCTTGGCTTGCATACAAGGCTTGAATTTGCGTAAGCTGTTGTCGCTTACGTTGATTCTCACCATTCTTAGCAAGGATGCTTTGTTGCTGCTGAACCAGACTAGATGCGGATACAGGTTCTTTGGGAGCATCCGGATAGTAGGTTTGTTCCTTGGCAAACTTTTCTTTCTGGTCAGCAATTTGACCAATCGTGAGCCGCTGGCTATACACCTCCTTTTCTTTCTGTTCCAACTCGTGGAGCTTGTTCCCAACACCGATGATCTGCAGTAAGGTATTCGCTTTTTCTTTGCTGGTAGAGTTCATAAACTTCGGGAGATCGATGGCCAACTCTTCAACAAAACTATCGAGCAGCTGCTGCCCTCCTTTTTCTCCATTCGGGTCGATCACCTTCAGTTCCGAATTCTTCCCTTTGCGTTCAGCGATCAAGCCGTTGGACAATACGATATGGAGGTAAGGCGGTATGATCGAACCCTCACGTGTGGCTTGACTCGGCTTATACTTATTGCCTCCCAATCCCCAAGCTATGGCATCTAGCACACTGGTTTTACCTTGATTATTCTTGCCACCAACAATAGTCAATCCGTTTGCGGTAGGCTCGATCTTGACTGCTTTAACACGTTTTATATTTTCTATCTCGAGCTTATTGATCTTGATCATGCGATCATTCCTTTCTCTTCTATTTAGTTAAAACAAGACCGGCTCATCCGTTGGTCGAGCTTCTGTTGTTCTCTTACTTCTCACCGCTGGAGCATTTGCCGTATCCTGGTCGCTGATTTGTTCATATTCCTTCTCCAAGACCGGCAACACTCGTCCATCATAATCACGCTTTACTTTTGCAAATGTCTGACTAGTACCCCATGTTTCCAATATCTGAGCTGTCCATTGTTCAGCAGGTAAGTCAGGCATTACATCACCCTTATATAGATGCCAATGCAATAAGCGAACCCGATCACCTTTCCGGATAATCGACATCGATCAACAACTCCTCGATACACTCCAAGCAGACCTCGCGATCATTCCAGCGCTTGAGGACCAACACTCTCCTACCGCATACTTCACAGTCGTGTAAAGGGAATTGGATCACCTTGACTTGAAGCTGGTCTAAACTGGGTTGATCTAACATTAGGCTAGACCTCCTTGGATAGAGAGGATAGGAAATTTTTAGCTTTATTAATACTTTGGTAGTCCGTCCCTGCATCTCGAATCCACTTCAACACTTCCACAGCTAGGTTGAGTTGTTCCTGAGCCTTCTCCTTCAGAATTTCCTCAACACGTAGTTTGATCTTCGATTGGGTTTCTGAACTAATATCAGAAGAATCAAACGACCCTGTCTGGATTTTGTCGATGAGGTTTGTATAAACGGTTTGCCTGATTACGGATAGGTTGCTATCGTTGAATACAGTTATTAACACTTCACCTTTCAACCACTCCAACAACTTCTGCTTATCTAGGGATAATTTGTCCACGGATTCAACTCTCTTCCCATATCCGCACATCCGTGATAGAATAGCGGTAATTATAGTTTTACTTGTGGTCGCCTCTGCAAAGGCGGCTATTTTATTGCCCTTAATTCAGCTAACTGTTCAGGGGTGAACTCTACGTTATCCGTTGCACGTCCCTTAGGCGGATATTCCTCGTCTGGCAAACCTTTACCGTAAGTAAATATGCACATGATGATAACACCCATTGTTGCTCCGAAGAATGAACCTCCGATAAATCCCCATATTGCTGACAATGTAACTACCTCCCACTAATACTGGATATCAAATCTAGCAATATAGCTGAAACAACTACCGCGTACAAAATCCCGATTCCTAAGCGCGATGGAGTAAATCTACCCAGTAGAAACATAACGAATAAGTAACTCCAGCCAAGTAACACCGCCAACTGCACACTGATCAACAACATTTATTTTTCACCTCCTTATCAGGGTATAAAAGCTATTCCGCAACGATCCGATAGTAATCCGTGTTGTATACATCCACCTTGTCCCCATTACGCACATACACCATGTTACCTACTACTCTGGTGATCTTCCCGCTTACTAGAATCTTGGATTGGAGCATCTACATCAACCTCCTCATCAATGTCTTCTGGATCCTTCTCACTTAAGCCGATAATCACACCTGCCGAATTGCGCTTAACATACAGCAGCTCTTGCTTCCACATGGTTGTCCACCTCCTCCAAATACCGTTTACCAATCTGAACCATGTACCGACAAACCTGCGCTTGAGACTTGTCCATCGCTCTAGCAATTTCTTTTTGTGTTCCACCCAGCAACCTTAATCGAGCGGCAATAGCTTGCTTAGCATTTAACTTAGATAAGAACTCGTCCACCATCACGCCAGTCTGATCGTCGTGATCAGGCAGCATATCATTTAGCTCTACCGTCTCCCTGCCCATGCTTATTGGGTAATCCGTTGATAGAACCGTAGTTTGCCGAAAACGGATAGCGTGTGTAGCCTGCTTCTCTGTGCAACCTAGCTTTTCAGCAACTTCAGCAGCTGAGTGATCATCGAGATCCGCACGATAGATTTGTCGAGCAATCTCCTTCTCTTTTCGATAAGCTTGAAAGGGACCGTAATCACGTAACGAAAGACTGATCGCACCCCAGATGTGAGGAACGGCAAAGGATGAGAAAGCACATCCGTGAGTAGGGTCGAAACGGTTATAAGCTTTAATGAGTCCGATGAACCCCTCTTGCACAATGTCCTCGTAATCCAATCCGTTTGCCTTAGCCGTATTACTAAAGCGCTTAGCAACGTGATGGACAAGTCCCTTACTCTCATTCACAAACTCGTCCAGTGGACCTAAGTGTTCATTCATATGTATTCACCTCCTCTCGTGGGTGATGGGGTTAAGCTGATCGCTTCCTTGTTTCAATCCACTTCACAAAATCACGTTTTTCTACACGGACCGACTTGCCGACTGAAAAAGATGGGATACCGCCGTGTTTCGGCGAGGTTTGCATAAGTTCATACACTCGCTTTCTGCCGATTCGCAAATGACTAGCGATATCCTGTGCGGTTAAGATGTGAGGAAGGTTGTCCAACTCGTTCATAACTACACCTCGCTTTTAACAAAGAAATTAACCTCTATACCAAGCGCCTCGCACACTCGATCAATAGAATCTTGATTCCATCGACGCTCACCAGCAAGTAGATCAGATATATAAGCCGCACTATATCCGGTAATCCGAGCCAGTTCGCTTGCCTTCATGCCACGCTCAGTTAAAATCGCCTTAACTCGTTCCGAAAAATTCATTCATACCACCTCCGTAAAAACAATATTAAGCTATTTGCTATATATCATCAATCGACATTATATAGCAAATCGCTTCATTTATTC